TGCTTTTATATTTGCCAAATTGCTACTTAATTCAGCAATCGAATCCTGTGTCGCAAACAGCTGCTTCACTTCTGTAATATTAAGTCCATTAAGAGTTACCTGATACAACGGCATGTCCGCAATCAAATCCCCTGCTTGGATATCTCCTGTAGTATATCCCGGTACTGCCGGACCGCTTTCTTTTGGCGTTCCTTGAATTACTTTCAACACAAGTGATTCTTCTTTTGTGTTCTGATCCCTGCTGTATCGTGCCACGATAAGGTCTACTCTCTTCATTCCCTGTGACCCATTTGCAATCGTTAGTGAATCATATGTATTCTTTTTGATTGATGCAGCACACCCTTGATGCATGATAACTCCATCACGTACCTTGATTTCATTATTTGACGACACTTCAGCCTTTAACCGTGATCCAGTTCGCAAAACATATGATTCTGCTCCAAAAATTCCAATATTCACATCTCTGTCCTGTTCAGCAGTAACATGTGGACTTCCTGTATATCCTGTGATGATATCCATTAAGACTCTCCTTCCAATTTATATTCTATTTTTTCTTTACCCTCTGAAATTGTCCAAATCTTACGTCCGATTGGTTTCTTCATGCTTGCGCCGGTAAGATAATCTCGTCCACCTACAACATCTCCAACATCCATGTTTCCTTCGATTTTCTCCATAGTCATATCATATTCTGTTTTATTCTTTGATTCTTCCAGTTTTTTTATCCCATTTTTCAGGAGATCATCTCGTTCCGATCCTGAACTGTCGTAGATTTCCACAATTTCATCCGTCCCTTTAAAATACTGCTCCTGTCCTATTTCCCCATTCTGGCCAACATACAGATGAATTACCAGGCGATCTTTCAATTCTCCTTTTCCAAGACAAATCAAATGATTAACGCCTCTTCTGTTATCATCCATTTTGAAGTTCATATTCTGATCATTTGAAAATTCATATTCCGATGAATAATCTACAATAGGAACTGCTTTTACCTGCACGTATCCCATTTCGTATTTATCGCCCTGGATATACTTAATTTCCATACGATATCCAACAGACTGCAGCATTTTTCGGAGTCCTTCATGAAGTGTGCAATACCGATCGAACTGATAATTCGTTACTTCTACACCGGTATCTTCACTCACGCCGTAAAAAAGCCCTGGGAAAGCCTCCTGCACTTTCTGCTTTACGATTGTATTCAGTTCGCCTTCTACCGTTGCATAGTCCTGTCCACTTCCAGGCTGAATAATCTTCTTTGTCATCATTCCACGCCACGTATACCCTTTTGTGGTAATGCTATTCGCCTTTGTACTTGTCGAGATTTCCTGTACAATCCCACCATACTCCGTATCAGGAACATACAGTTGGCTTCCAAATTCAATCGTTCCATCCCAACCTGACCGTTTAAATTCAATTTCAAAATCATTTATGGAGTTCTTTTCATCCTCTCCGATTTCCATATCAATATTTGCATTTAGGATATATCCAAGTTCTTTACCATTTGGATCTGTGTAGATTAACTCCATTCTGGCACGCTCCTCTCCTTATACACTTTGATATCAAAACCAAATTCGCCACTCCAGTTCAATGTCAGCATGCCTGACGGAATTAAAGAAAACACACTTTTATCTTTTGCTCTTTTCGCAAAAATGTTTTGGATCGTTCCATTTCCAAGATGTTTCGTAATCGTCTTATCCCTGCTCTTTATCAAAATGTATTCTCCATTTTCCAAAGTCTCATATATCTGATATGGATAATCATTGATAATGATTCTTGGATCTGCACATGGTCCATATATCACAATTTCAAAATTATTATCACGAAAATGATCAATAAACCAGTTCTGTGTGCCAGCGCTTTTTCTTGAATAATCATATGGATAGTCATACGGATATTCCAAAAATCCGTATGCTTCTCCTTTGTTTGCCGAATCCGGATAAAAGCTCTGTTCCTGTTCCATTGACCAAAACGGGTACGGACAGTATATTTCTATCTTGCAATCTGTTCTGCTATTATTTTCACCTGAAACCTCATTGCTCGATTTCTTTATATATCCGTCAATGTAATATTTTCCATAATAAATCCTTCCAGGTGACAGATTCACCACATCATATTCAAACGCATTGGTAAGCTTATTCAGAAACTGCTTTCTCTCAAATTCTTTCCCTCGCACCGTAAGTGTAATATCATACACCACCGGTTCTTTCGTGAAAGAATTTACCGCCACTCCCATTTCTTTTTCTGTAGTATTTGGTATCCATTCGTAAGCGTGGAAATATCCGGAGGTTGCTCTCATCTTATCACCAATCAGATTATATTCCTCTCCATTGGAACACACATATTTGATCTCAATCATTCAAGCACAACCCCCATTTCTCTTAATACTCTCATTACCTCTCTGTCATTCAGATTGATCACGATAGTTTCTCCTCGTTTGGATGTTGTTTTCAAATACTCCAACAACTGTTCCAGTTTTTCAATGAGCGCATTGTTCTCGTTTTCAGTGCTATTTCTTCCAGAAACCGCAAAATCCAAGCTTGTCCCGACAGGTTTCTTGAGTGATTTTTGGAGTTCTTCTGCAGCATTAGAGATCAACGATGTGTTTCCGGTAAGTCCATTCGCAATACCGGTGTCTATCATCTCTCCAACAAACATTCCCCAACGTGACGGTGAGTGAATCCCGAAGAATGCCAGAACATTTTCTTTAAATCCACCAAGAACACCTTTTACAGCATCCCATAGCATATGTGCCGCCGAACGAAGTCCGGATGCGATACCGCTTATGATATTGATTCCAATACTTCCCCAGTTCTGGCTCGTAAAAGCATTCACAATTGCGCTGATAATTGCCGGTATCTGTCCAACCAAATTCGGAATAGCACGTATCAAGCCTGCTGCCAGCTTAGCGATAATCGTAATACCACTCTGAAGAATCTGTGGAAGATTCTGACCAATTGACGCTACAAAACGCACGATTGCAGTCGCTGCTGCCTGGGCAATCTGTGGCAAATTATTTATGATGCCATTTACAAGTTTCAGCAACAATGATGCACCTGCACTCAAAACAGTCGGAAACATAGAAATAATTGTGTTGGCAAAATATGTAATAATATTGCCCGCCATCGTTATTACTTGCGGTAAATTTTGCAAGATTCCATTCACAATGTTTGTTATGAAATCCACACCATTCTGCAACAAGATCGGGAGTTGCTCCTGGATTCCGATATTAAACTGATCCATAATCCGCATTGCGCTCTGATAAAGAGTCGGTATTCCTGTTGTGATTCCGCTTGCAATTTGCGGAATCAGTCCAGACGCTGCAGCAAACAGTTGTGGACCGAGTGCCGTTACAAATGTAACGATTGCTGATGGAAGTGCAGATATAACATTCCATACTGCCGGAAGCAGATTTCCAACTGCAAAGGTTATGATCGTATTCGCCAGTTCATTAAGTGCCGGTCCTACATCCATTCCCAGAGCAATTTCTCCCATTACATTTTTAGCCGCTGCTTTCATCTGGTTGAACGATCCAGATATAGTCGTTGCCGCTTCTTTTGCTGTCGTTCCGGTAATATCCAACTGTCCCTGGATCACGTGAATTGCACTGTAGACATCTGATAGATTATCAATATTGTATTCCACGCCACTGATTTTCTGTGCATCTGCCAAAAGACGCTCCATCTCCGACTTCGTACCACCATATCCAAGCTTCAGGTTGTCCAGCATTGTATAGTTCTGTTTGGCGAATCCCTGATATGCATTTTTGATGTCTTCCATATTGGTTCCCATCTTATTCGCATTATCAGACATATCTACCATTGCCATATCTGCCACATCTGCAGCTTTGGAGGTGTCGCCAGCAAGGGAACTAAGAAGGCTCGCTGAAAAGCTTGTAGTTAGTTCCATGTAGTCATTTGCACTCATTCCTGCTGTCTGGTAGGCTTTTGCCGCATTTGCTTTCACTTTATCGGCAGAATCTTTAAATAATGTTTCGATTCCACCAAGACTTTGTTCGAGTGCTGCACCTTCACTGATGCTCGCCGACAGAGCTTTCCCGATTGCTGCTGCGGCAATAACCTTTTTGATCATGCCAACCATTTTCCCACCAAAAGAACTTCCGGCTGAGTCTGCTTCCGGCTCTATTTCTTTTTGAATTCTTCCCTGAATTCCTACCGCCGATGGTATGATCTGCACATACGCTTTTGCAAGTTCCGTAGCCATCTTATCCCTCCTTTCCCGTCAATCTCGCCCATTCTCTGTCAAAATCTTCTCCAGAATCAAACGTCTGAATTTCTTTGGATTTTTCCGTTCCATCACCTATGATCATTCCAAGCAATGACTTCGGACGGTTTTTCCCAGTCGCTCCATCCTCGGATTGTAACCAGGCGGTCATACGTGTTCCATCCGCAATAGCTGCCATAAGAATTTGTTCCGGTATAGGATCTATCCCTGCCATTTTCATTTTGATTCTTGAATTTTCCCTCAACCCACAAGAAAAAGTCGCTACCATTCTGCACGGTAACGACTTATAGTCATAAATATGATATGTTTCTGCAAGGTCGCACAAAAGTGCATCCTTGTCAAAATTAAGCATGTGAGCGAGGATTAAGAGTTTTTTCCTGCTTTTGCATTTTTGAAAATTTCCTCTATTTCGATCATCATTTTCGACATTGGAACCCTTCCATTTTCTGTCCGCAAATGTTCTTTTAAGCGCTCCTTCTGTTCTGTACCAATCAGACGATTCAGCATGCTACTCATTTTCGCCACATTTCCTGCATCCATTTCACACAGATCTTCCAGAAGTTCATAATCATCCAACGCCGCTTCATCTAACTCATACTCAAAACCACTGCTTGTTTTTCCCTTCATTATTTCTTATTCCCCTTAATATATTCGTAATGTGTCTGTCCATCCGCATCCGGTACTGCCGATAACGTTGTCTCGTATCCAATCGCATCAATGTCTCCGACTTCCGTAATGCTTGCACACGGAATAACGATACGCTTCACTGCGTCTTTCAGAATCATATCCACAGCCCACGCATTCTGTTCCGCTTCATCTGCATTTACTTTTACCGTAATCCCTTCCTCAAGTGTTCCGGTAACATTATCATCTCCGTAAACACTCTTCAGGACCTCTACATTCAAGGCTTCGATCATCGTAAACTTAAAATTATCTTTCTTACTGGTCTGCATATTCAATACAGTGTCGCCGCCCCAAGCATTTTTGTTGTCAGTTTCCGGACTATTAGAATTAGTGAGTCCATCCTCCGAGCAATATCCAAGTGACTTAAATGCTGCATTTAATGCTGTGGTTGCATCTGTTGGCAATGTTGTTCCGAGCGGTGCTCTAAAAATCGCGCCGCCTACTTTCGGCTTACCTGTACTTACATTTTTAGCATCTGACATTTTTATCCTCCTTCATCAGAAATGAACCATATCATATACAGCCTGATACCGATATTTCTTCCTTGTTGTATCCGTATAGTTGTAGTCGCTGTTAAGCTGGCACTTACTGATATCATCCATTTCAACAATTTTTTCCATTGCTTCTTTCACTCTTTCATTGAGTGATGCCGCCCCATAAAGGGATCCTGAATAAGACTGGATAGCAAGAGTTGCTGATGCAATATGATTTTCTTCGCCAGATCCAGTCTTTTCAATCAGTACATATTCCTCCGGAAGTCCCGGTTCTTCTTCCATCCTTACCGGAATATCAAGCTTGTCTTCCAGATATTCTCTAACTTTTTCCTCGATCATTTTTTCTACCCATTGCTTTCAGCAAGCTATTGTTGCCGTCGTCTCCATTTATTTTTACAATCGCTCTCGTTTGCGCCACATACGACTCTTTCTCTGCATCTGATGATATTTGATTTGCCTGTTCCAGCAAAATTGCCTGCATCTCTGCTGATTTCATCAACTCTCTTACACCGGATCGATTTAACTCAACTTTCGTTTTAGCCATAACGCTCCACCATCCATCTCTGATTCCATCTTCCTGGAATATTTTCTTCAATTCCTTGCTGTGGGAATCCAATTACTCGCCATGATGTGCCAAAAAAATCCACTCTACAGTCTTGCCAGTCGTGCGTATCTCCTTTTGGAATTGCGATATTGTAGACTGCTTTTTTTCCAGTAATATTAAGCATATCCAGCACTTCTGTTGTCGATGCCGGAGCAACCAACACGTCTTCCACGGTCACAGGTGTCTCTGTATATATCGGATGTCCGAATGTATCTGTCCCACTTGCGGTTCGTTCGTAGAGCTTCACCGGTATTCCTTTAATCATTAGCCTCTTCCTCCTGCATCAAATCCGAATATGGATTAAAATAGCCAATTCGATTCCCGACACCAAGGATTTTCTTATCCAATTTAGTCAGATACAATTCGCCGCTTCCATTTGCATTTGTCCAGGTCTGCGAATATACCATTGCTGTCGTAGTTGTCTGTGTCGTTCCAATAGGTACACCTTCCTCTCTGCTTCCGAGTGTCCGGATAACCATATTACATGACACTAATTTCTTTGCCTCGTCTGTAGCATTGTGGTTATATGCATCAATGATGATCGCTGCATCCTCCAAGAGTGCCGTTACATAATCTGTATCCGAAATATCTGTTCCTTTTCGTTTCCAAACATCCTCAATTGATGCGTATGCCATTGTATCACCTACTTTTTCGCTGTTTGTGTTCTCTTTCTGGTGTTCTTAGCTGATGCCTCTTTCTTTGCTTCGACTGGTTCTTCTATATCTGGAAGCTCTGAGTCTTCTGTCGGTTCTTTGAGTTCTTCCACAGGTTCTTCTGTATTTTCAGCTTCTGCAACTCCTGTTTCTGTTTCGCTATCCTCGATCAAATCCTCGGTTTTTTCTTCAATAATCGGCTTAAACATTGTGGAGTCTAACACATCGTCAGACTCCACTACAATTCCAGTTTGTTTGTATAAATATTTCATATTACTCTTCCGCCTTCACGATCTTTGTAAATGCTGCCTGATCCATGATTCCAATTCCGTATACAATTTCTGCACGGATTGCAATCTGGTTCTGTCTCTGCAGGTCTCCAAGTCCATCCGGATCACCGTATTCGATCAAGTGAGCGCCAATGGATCTCTGTACTCCCCATCTAAACGCATCAAACTGTCCTACGATTCCAAGTAACTTCGTATCTGGTGTGATTTCATTTTTTGCTGAAACTGTATCAGATACTGCCGCAGTCATTCCGGAAAAATTTGTAAGATTCTGTCCGAATCCAATTTCCGGATAAATCTTTCTTCCATCCGCATCCCTCATAGTGGAAAGACCAAAGGAAAGTGTTGGATCCATTGCAATACCACTCGGTACATAGCCAGACGAGATGATCATTCCTGCTGCCGCCTCGATTGCTTCATCATACTTTGTGCCTGCAAGCTGCACACTCTGTTTCGTGTCAACCAGCCCTTCTTTTACAAGGCTTGATACCGTTCCTGTAAGCGGATTGATTTTGTGAATTCCAACAAGATCCAATGCTCTTCCCAGTGCGATTGACGCATTTGACGCCAGATCCTGCAGTACGCCGATCTGTACATCTTCGTCTGCCCACTGTACTTCCTGCGAAAATCTCATGGTAACCTGCAGTTTGAACGGATTTACTGCTTTATGAGCATATGCAGTTGGGGTTGGCGATTTCTGCCCTGCCTCTCCTACGAGTTCTGCTTTCGGTGGCGATGTAAGTACCCACACCTGCTGTTTTCCAAATTTCTGCGGTCTTGCTCCGGATAACTGCGCCAGAGTAGATCCTTTCTGTGCTTTTTCAAAAATCCCCTGCGAAATCTCTGCCGGAATTTCAAAATCTGAGCTAATAAGTGCTGCCATATTCTTTATTCTCCTTTACCAAAAATTTGATGTGCAAATTCTCTCATTGCATCATCCGTTGTGTTATACTCTGTTGTCTTTTTCCTGTTTCCCTTAGTTCCCGGATAACTCTTTGGCTTCGCAAATTTCATAATCGCTTCTGCCTGTTTTTTACAGGTTTCCTCATCTTCCCCTGTCAGTAATTCTACCGGTACACCAGTGTCTTTTGCTGTTTTTTCTCTTACCTGTCTTACAGTGTCTTTCTTTTCAAGTGCGCTTAATTTTGCCTGAAGAGCATCGGACTTTTCTTTTTCCTTCTGAAGTTCCGTTTTATTCTGCGCCTGGTACTCATCGTACTTACTTGCCTTTTCTTTCAGGTCATCATAATCTGCATATTTCTGTCTTTCTCTCGCAAGGCGTCCCTCTATGATTGAATCCATTTCTGCCTGAGTGAATGTTTTGTCATCTGCCATCTTGTTTCCCTCCTGATTTGAGTGTTTTTAGTTGCCACGTTTAAGGCACGTGTTGCCATAAAAATAAGACGCGTAACCCTGCGCCTTAAAGGGAGATATCTGGATCACCGCCTTTCCTATTCTGCAAATTTCCAATCCTCTGACAGCATATCAGCCTGAGACGCTAACCATCCCATCTGAACACCAGATGTTCCGCAGAATGCAATAGCCATGTTTCCGATGGCATCATGCTCACAATTTACAATATCCCCATCTTCTGTTTTATATGAAATTCCGGTTGCAAGCTGGATGTACTGTCCCTTTCCATTCCAGCCTTTACGTGCCACTTTCATTCCACGTTTCAGATATTTAATTGCTTCTCCAAATGAAAACAGAGCTTCTCCGCCCAGTTCCGGACAATTTTCTCCGTCTGCCAGTACCCATTCATCAGAACAGATATTTCCAAATGTATAATCTGGAATCTTTGTCTCTCTGATATCCAACTCTTCGCCATCTTTTGTGTGCATGATAATAGTCTGTTTCTCTTTTGACCAAAACCAATAACCGCCCCAAGATGGAATTTTCACTTTGCTACCCTGCTTCATTATTTTAAATGCCTCGTCAAATCTCATGTTCTTTCTTCCTTTCTTAAAAATGAGTATAAAAATACCACCAACCGTTTCCGATCAGTGGCTTTTAATACCATATTACCGTTTTTTCTTTTGGTGGATTATCCATCTTTGCAATCCTTTTCAATTCTCGCCTCACGTGTGGTGCTGCAAACATGCTTGTATTTTCATGCTCTACAATCTCTCCATCCGGAATTCGTATTTTCATAAAACCTGCTGGTTCTTTTCCCTCTGTTACTGTTCTTGCTCCCAAGCCCAGGCTTTTACTTTTTCAAACGCTTCACTAACCTCTTCCGGCACGTTTTCAATTTTCCCATCATGAATATGATTGACATACGGTTCGTATACTTTCATTAACTTTTCTATCTCATCCGGATACTTTATGAGTTTCATTCTCTCTATCTCCTGTTATAAATCAACATATATTCTGCTTCCGTTTCATCATATCGTCCTAATTGATATTGTTGATATGCATAATCGCTTATTTCACTTACATTATCCTGCGTAATTCCTAATGCGTCAAGATTTTTCTTTGCCTTTTTGCACAGTTCTTTCAGATATTCACTACGGTTTTCTTTGGTAATCTCCCAACCCGCTTTTCGGAATTCTTCTGCCTGTTTCATATGCCACATTTCATGCCTTTCAACAGCATCTTTTCCACCAGCTAATTTCTGTATTTCCTGCTTTGCTATTGACTGACTATAATATACTGTATTTGTACACGGATCATACAAACCAAGGGCATTTTTCAGTTCATCATCTGCCAGAATCACAATTGTTGGCTTCCGTTCGCTTGGAACACCATATTCTTTCAAGGCCTTTTCTGTGTTCTGATTAATTGCATTCAATGCTTTTGGCTTTATCTGTGCTTGATCTGATATATACATAGATGTATCATAGCTTTCCACTTTTCTAACCGAAACCGCCACTTCTTTGCCGCCTCTGGTCAATGAAATTTCTTCTGCTTTTCCTCTTTTAACCTTTCGGTAAGCCTGTTCTGCATACAGTTCTCTCTTCCTCGCATTAATAGCCTCTTTATTCTCTTTGTATATCATCCGGCGCATGGCATTGATGTCACCGCCTGCTGCCTGATACTCCTCCAGATACTTATCCGGATCATATCCTGCAACCGTGCTTTTTCCATCAAACCGGACTGCATATTCGCAATCGCAATGCGCATGAATGTGTTCCGCGTGACCATTCCTAAGAGCTTTCTTTGACATGTTCTGCCATCCTCTGGACGCAAGTGTAATGCAGAAAGCACAGGTGTCCCCATGTGGCACCCAGGCAAACTGTGCCCCGTCACGCTCTGCATTTTTCAGTGTCGTATCTGCACCTACCTGTTTTACAAGCCTTGCAAGCGTTCCAGGAATATTGTTCGGAGACTGCTTTTTTGTTCCTTTTACTGCTTTTGCCACTTCCCCATAGTCCGGGAGATCTGCTACTTCTGCCGTAGGGACTATTACTCCCTGTGCTGCAGCTGTCGCTTCATACATCTGGCACGATAATGCACCGATAGCCTGTCCATAGTGTTGTGACAGTGCATAGGCGTAGTCCAAAAGTGCTTTATCGTTTTCCAATCCATTCTTCTGAACCCAGGACTGCATCAGATCCGCTGCTTTCTGGCTAATCTGTGACATCTTCGTTATGTACTCCAGCCACGCTTTCTCCGTTATCTGCATTTCCAAATTCCTCCGTCAAGATACTGTCACCTTTTGCCCTTTGTTCCTGTGCTCGGATTCTGCGGATATCTGCCTGATCAAAACCAATCATTTCAAGGAAAATATCTGTCTGTGCAAATCCTTGTCGCGCTGTCGCAATTTTGAGTGCTGCATCTGTAGTAGATGCCACGCTTGGCATTGCCGGATTCTTAAAATGTGCAATCAGCTCATGTGTTTCTTCCGGAAGCTCATCCGGAATCGTTCCAAGTTCAATTGCAAGTGCCATCCGTCCAATCCGATACAATGCATCACCATTTGATTTATTCAGCTGTTCTGCCATAAGGATCAAGGTCTGTGACTGTGCAATAATTGCTTCACTGGAAGTCGGATTTGCATCATTTATCACACCAACATCCGTAACCGCCAACCCCGTTGCCGCTGAATACTGTGTAGCAAGCATCCGGAGCATCTGAACATGTGGTTCAATATTTCCCTGCGAAAGTTGCCCGAAATTCGGCTTTTCCCCAGTCTCCGGATTATTGGTACTGTAGAGAATACTTCCAACATACTGTTTGAATTTATTATCAATCAGCATATCATATTGTTCATCTGACACCCCGAGCAGATATTTCTGTGGAGAAGTGGCAAATTCCAGTCCAATCGTTGCATTTGCGACTGTTCTTACATATCCCTGGATTAGTCTGCGGACCGGCTCTTTTAGCCTTGACTGACCAAATGGTTTATCGTTTGTTGCGTCCCAGATCAGAGCCACCATAAGGGGTTCTCCGAAATAATGGGGATTCTGCGTAGCATACCATGTACCTCCAATCCGATCCAGTTCCCAGATGTCTGTGTCTGTATAGAAATTTACATGTTCCGGAGACCATGTAACATCCGACTCGTCTCTTCGCGCATCTTCAAAGGCAAATCCATATCGGATGCGTCCTTCGTGTGCATTCCACGAAGCTGCAGCACAATGTGGAGAGTAAAACCGTACTCTTGCATCATCTTCCTCTCCGGATACCGCCGCAAATGCACAACCGTATTTCAGTTCTTCTTTGACCGCTTTATTGTATTCCGCTATCAAATGATTCCTTTTCATAATCTGATCCATATCTTCTGACTTCGTTCCATTTTCTGTAACAAACCCATCAAACATCGATCTTCCCGCAAGTACATCAACGGTTTTTGCTCCCCAGGCACATCCAATCTCAAGTTTTCCAAGACCTGCTGGCAATGCAATCCCAAGATTCACTTCATTCAGTGTGACTTTTCCGTTATAATAACGGCGCTTTTTCCTATTTGCACTTCTGTGATAATCATATATGTATTTCAATTCCTGAAGCCACTGTTGTTCTTCCGGTGGTAATCCTTCTACTCTTCCAAAATTTAACTCCATTATCCTATCCTCATCTTTCTGTTCGGATTTCGTTTCGATGTTCTGCATCCCCAAAGTGCAAGTGCTGCTGCTTCGATCGGGATTGAGTTTTCTCCACCAAATCCCCAGCCACCGGAAATCGGTCTTTTTACAGACGTAATTGCTGATTCATTCAGTATTTCTTGGTATTTATACCATGTTACAGTCTGTTCATTGATTTCCTGTGATAGCTGACTCGCCGCTGCTATCACTTCTTTTGCTGCCGGTCGAACAATTGACTGCTTATATTTCCACACCGGTGTTATCTTCTCTATCAGGAAGTCAACTCCATTTCTTCCATCGATCACCACACAGCTTGCCATCTTGTATCTCTGATTTAGCCAATCCGCAAGCCACTGGATTCCTCTGTCCGTTGTTTTAAGCTCGATCAGTGAAATTCTCGCTTCCCCTACCTCTGGACAGACAGCTCCGCATAATGCTACCGCCGAACCGTCAAGCGAAAACTTTACACCGTAAGCAGTTTTCCCTTCCGGTTTTTCTTTTTCCGAAGCACATTCTTCCCATTTCTTCTTATCAATTGCATAGTCCTGATCATTGTTGATTGGCGACCACCAGCCGAGACGCTCTCTTGCAAACGTGTCCGCATCCATCTGTTCGCACTCTGCAGCTATGGTTGTTTCTGTCATTCTTCGCCCCAGTGCCGGATTGCAATCCGCCCATCTCTGACGATCAGTAACATCTCCAATCTCTTTCACAGAATATTCTGTCCAGGCTGTGGATTTGCTCTCACCTTCCGTTGCCCGTTTTCTTATCTTCCGGAATACTGTGCCGGTACAATTTTCATCCGGTGGTGTTCCAAGATAAATCGTTTGTGGATTCCTTGACGCTGATATTGCCGGCAAAAAAGATGCCTGCTGCTCGCTTGTCAATTCCTGTGCTTCATCAAACACAAGACAGTCGCCATGCAGTCCTCGACCACCATTCCTTGTTCTGGCAACAAATACTACTCTTCCACCATTTTTTAGAATAATCTGTTCTCTTCCGAGTGCCGCCTTAATTTCTTTTACATACTTACGGAGTCCTCTGCTTTCAAACAAGCCGCGCAATTCCATAAAGGTTTCTGTTGCAGTTTTCTGCAGATGAGCTGTGTATATAACCCATTCTGCATACAGAATCATTCCGGATGCAATCCGCCCGGAAGTATCCAGTGTTTTCCCGTTCTGTCTTGGAACAGATAAGCCACATGTCGGCGCTGACCAAACATCATCCTCTGTACGCCCCATCCAATCATTCAGCACTTCACTCTGCCACGGATCCACAATCAATTTCCCGACCGCAAGCACTTTCACCGCATCTGGGCCATCCGTATAAGCGTAATCCGGAACAATTCTATCGGACGGTGTCTGGCTTCCCATCAGCTTTTCGTGCCGACAGGATTTCTCCGATTTCGTCATCGTCTTTCTCCATTCCTTTTATTTCTTCAATTTCTTTGATTGTTTCTCTGTATTGTCTGGAGAGCTGAGGCATTGTCTTCGGACCGTCAGCAGCATCTTTCGCGCATATATCAATCTGTTTTGCGAGTATCAGTGCCAAATTTTCCAAGCGTTCCAAGCGGCTTCCTTCGCTTGTTACTGTTGCCATTTTTTTTGCTCTTCCCATCAAAATTCACCTTTCAAGAAATTCCCTGTGTGTAAATCGGCGCTGGACAGCGGTGGTCGCCGCCGCCGCGTGGCGGGGTACCCTCCCCACCCTCTATTTGCAGTTCTCACCATTCCCCATCTGTAACGTTCATTTTGGGCTTTTGCTGGCTCCTCTGCATTTCATTCAACGTTTTATTGCTTTTCGCTGCGTTGCAACAGTAATGCGCCGGTTGCAGGTTGTTCCAGTCCTGTGCCGCTGCTTCACGTGAGTTATATCCAAACTCACGCCACCTTGACACCGGTTTGATTTCATCTATAACAAAAGACAACGGATGTTTGCTATCGCTTGGTTCATTGTAATGTATGGGGCCAAGCCTGCCTTTACATATCCCGCATTCTCCACCTATTGCTTTAAACCTCGCCCGGTGTTTTCTTCTCAGATTCCCGTTAGCGCTTCTTGGGTTCCGTTGTTCCTTCATATCTTTTCCTCTGACGGTTTCTGTATCTGTAATAAGGAGTTCAAAAAAGTAATAATCACAACAAACAAATGTACTGACGTATGAATAAATTCTTTCCAGAGTAAACCGCCAAACCTCTTTCCGGAATTCATGGCAAAGAAAAAGGCAACAATCTTTCGACTGCTGCCCTGTTCATCTCTTTACCTGAATACACTATATCACAGACCGAGTGTACCATTCTATACCATTTTGAATTTTTTTAAAGCTTCTGAATGATTTCTGTGTACCTGTGTCCATCTGTATCCCGTTTCATCACAGATCCTGTTCCATCCCTCACAATCTATGTATCGTTTCGTCAGCACATCTTTTTCTTTCTCGTTATCCAGTTCTTCAATCCTCTCTCTGATTTCTGTACGAATCTGGACTTTCTTTCCCCTCTGCCTGATCAGCTTTCTTTCCAGTTCATCAATCTTCGCCATATAATCCGACAGATCAGAATGGTTGCTGCTTTTTGGCAGCCCATCTGCTGCCAGTGCTCCCGGAAGCATCCGATCCAGCTTTAAGCGTTCCAGCTCTTCCTCGATCCGCTTCTCCTGGCGTAATGCTTTGCCGTACTGTTTCAGGTATTCCTTTTTCTTCTCGTTCTCTTCTTTCACTGTTTCCATCGGTATACCCTCCCTGTCTTCCTGTCTCTTAATACTAAGACCTCGAATCCAAGCAGACTTGCTATATCCTTTAATGCTTTATGTGCTTCCTTTACATGATGTGGGATGCGGCTTGCATCTTGGATGGCTTTGCCTGCTGTTGGATCACAATATCCTTCCTGGTTTTTATACAATGTTTCATCACCTTCTCTGCTACTCTATCATTGCCGGAATGAACAGCGCCCATAAGCACCACGCAGATCCCGTCCATTTCATTCCAATAATTACTGCAACTGTCGTAATTATCCATACAAGTATCTTTGTATATTTATCTTCCATTATCCTTTATACCTTTCCGGAAGCGGCATCCACGCCACAACCTTATACGGTTCTCCCTGTTCATCGAACCAGACACCTGTCTGGGAATAATACAGCGTTGTTGCCTTATCAGCTCCCTCGATCGTGACCAGAAACTCCGCTGCATATTCACTTCTGACATATGATTCTATGAACTCCCGTTGATCTGGGAGTCTTTCTGTTGTTGGAATCCATCCGTTACTCATTATTCTCTGCCTTTCTTCATGAAATCATGATAAATAATATTATCGGTTTCCTTCGGTTTTGCATCCTCCGATTTATCCCAAATATTCCCGATAACCTTCATCTTACACCTTTTTACATAATCTTCCGTTAATGGCATTGAATAGCAAAACGGTTCGCATTTGCTCAGAGCATCCGTCGGAATCGTTTCGTAGTGCCATCCAATTACACTGTCTATTACTTCTTCGCTTTCCACTTCTATGACGTTAAACTCTCCGAATACTGCTTTTACAAGATCAACCGGATTATCATGGCACATAAGGATATCATTCTCCCAGATCTTCTTTCCATTCTTATCCATGAGTCCAGTGTACTGGCAGATC